CAATGTTAAATTCCGTTACGCTTAAAATCGCATAGCCTTGTACCGTTAATGTGGCAAGATATACAAGTAAATTTAATTTGTATCCAAGGCTGTCAAGCTGAATTTCTTTTCTTAACTTCTGTACTTCTTCATCATAATTGTCATCTACTTCAATAATGTGTGCAGAAGCATATGTATTGATTTTATATAATCTGTTGTTCATCTTTCTTACCATATTATTCGCCTCTCTTTTCTAGTAAATCCTCATTTTTTATGATTTTTTATTTCCTAATTTTCTTCCACATTCAGGACAATATTTTATTGGAATGTAAATAGAACCAACACCCTCTCCGTTAAAATAACCAGGACAAGTGAGAATTAATTCTGGAGTAGCAGTTTGATAATCGTGAATAACACCGTCCCATTTTTCATTTTCTAATACGTTTCCATTCAATCTACCTTCGTTTAGATTATTACTATGGTATGGAAGTTTCGGTTGTTCCCATCCAAATTTTATGTCTGTTCTTCTTTCACAATACATGCACATATTTATTCCTCCTATCATCCAAAGAAACTCTTGTTTACTTACCATAATTTTCCGTTCCTTGCATATTCTAAAGCTGCCTCTTTCCCATTATGTTCGATTACTCCATGAATAGAAAAATATAAATTATCTAAAAACTTCTCTTCTATCGGTCTATCTGGATATTCCTTTTTATATCTATTAATTGCTATCGAATATGGATCTTCAATATCTACATTTAATGTAATCTCATACTGTTCACCTTCAATCAACCGTTCATTTAATACTTCTGTTTCTAAGGGATAATTCATATCATCAATAGAAACTCCATTCTTATCTACAAAATCATAAACTCCATCTGCCTTATTCCAAAAATCTCTTAATGTTTTTACCATAATAAATCACTCCATTTCATATCTTACATTCTCTATATTCGTTTTCAGTTAATAAGCCTTCATCAAACATATCTTCAACTGTTCTATATACAGCATTGGCTCTCCAACTTGCATATGAAAAACCATCGAACTCTCCAATAAGTGCATTTCTGTTTTCTTCACTTTGTTTTTGTAATTTTTCTGCTAAAGTAGAATTACGAAAGAAATATGCTTTATACATGGCTGCTTTAATTCTAAAATTCTCAACTTCATATTCCTGAGAAACTAATTTCTCTTGAGCTTCTAATAACTGTAACCCCATATTTCCTAATGAGCTTCTTTCAATTCTGTTTCCAAAATAAGTATAATTCATATTTGTCACTCCATTTCTATTTAATTTCTGCACTTATCAATTACATTTTTATCCAGTTTATAATCAGTCTCCATTTCATCATAACTGATTCCGTGATTATGTAATATCTCAACTATTGCTTTTAAATCATCCTCTCTTGTCTCGTTCATGCACCATAGCATCTTGACTCCTTCTATATACGATTTTCCCAAATCTTTAATACTTATTCCGTCAATAAAGTCAAAACCACCAAAATCACACCAGACATCAAACATAGGATTATATTCGTCTGTATAGACATAGATATAATCTAAATCGCCCCATGCTTCACAACGGATAACTTCAATAGGATCTTTCTCATCATATAACTTAGCCAAATCATAATTGATTTCCATTGTAACTTTATGTTTTTCACCAAACTCAATTACATCTGCTTTTGTTTTTAGCTGCTTTAATAATGGTATAACCTCATC